TTTTTTCATGTATAAACGCTAAATACGGGTAAGTCCCTGCGATACAAAATGACACTACATGTCAAACCCGAACTAGGGGTTGAGATTACTAAAGGCGAGTCCTTTGTTGACCTGAAGGACAGAACAGATGCTGCCGCTAACACGGTTGATAAGCTAATCGAGCATGGGCTGGACGTAACGCCGACCAAAGAAGATCAAGAGAATGCTGCTAAGTTAGTGGCTGCTTACGCTGAAGACCCCGAAAAGACTTCAAAGAAGGTAACTACCAAACGTGCAGCTACCCTGACTCCAGCCTCCCTTATGCTGACAGACTCGATACTGAAGGAGTTTGGGCAGTCAGTTGTAGAAAATTCTATACAGATACGCCATTTAGTTACTAACAAACTACTTCTGGAATCAGAAAACCCGGACCCCCGTGTTCGTATGAGAGCATTAGAGCTACTAGGTAAGATATCTGATGTAGGATTGTTCTCCGAGAAATCAGAAGTAACTATTACACATCAGTCCACAGATGACTTACGGGATAAACTGCGCGGCAAGCTGGAGAAGCTTGTAGCGGGTGAAGTGATAGAAGATGCGGTTGTTGTGGATGTGAAGGAAGAACTTGGTATAACTGACGAAGAATACGATGACTGAGGCTGCGTTAGACTTCTCTGAGGAAGAAGTGCAGCAGATGCTGGACAACCTAGATCAGTTTTCTACAGAAGAAGTTGCAGAGATAGATCGTATACTTGATGAGTTATCCACAAGAAAACAGAACGAGCTTGCGTTTAATGACCTGATTGAGTTTTGTAAACGTATGCAACCTGACTATATAGTAGGTAAGCACCATAAAAGATTAGCAAATTTGTTAATGTCTATTGAGCAGGGGAACAAAGACAGGATTTGCGTTAACATACCGCCCCGCCACGGAAAATCCCAATTAGTATCTATTTACTTCCCAGCGTGGTTTCTGGGGCGGAACCCTAATAAGAAAGTGATGATGGTGTCGCACACTACGGATCTGGCTGTGGATTTTGGTAGGAAGGTCCGTAATCTTATTAGCACTGATGAGTACAAGCAGATATTCCCAACTGTAGCCCTGTCTATTGATTCTAAGTCGGCTGGACGTTGGAACACGAATATGGGTGGTGAGTATTACGCCTGTGGTATCGGTTCGTCTATTGCTGGTCGAGGTGCAGATTTACTGCTGGTAGATGACCCTCACTCTGAGCAGGATGTGATTAATGGTAACTTTGAGGTATTTGAGAAAGCCTACGAGTGGTTTACCTTTGGTGCTCGTACTCGTTTGATGCCCGGAGGCCGTGTCGCTATTATACAAACTAGATGGCATATGGATGACCTGACAGGGCGTGTAACACGGGATATGGTGAACAATGACCGGTCTGATCAGTATGAGGTTATTGAGTTTCCGGCAATATTAGATACCACTAATAAAGCGGGTAAGAACATACAGAAACCCTTATGGCCTGAGTTCTTTGATTTGGATGCGCTTCTACGGACGAAGGCATCTATGCCGACATTCCAGTGGAACGCTCAGTATCAGCAGGAACCTACCGCAGAAGAAGCTGCACTGGTAAAACGTGAGTGGTGGCAGTCATGGGGTGGGGAGAGTCCACCGGAGTGTGAGTATATAATCATGTCGTTGGACGCAGCGGCAGAAACGCACAACAGGGCTGACTATACGGCGTTGACCACATGGGGGGTGTTTTTCAATGAGGACGAGAATGCCTACCATATTATATTGCTCAACAGTATCAAGCAGCGGCTGGAGTTCCCAGAACTGAAAGAGTTAGCAATGGAGGAGTACAGGGACTGGGAGCCTGACTCGTTTATTGTGGAGAAAAAGAGTGCGGGTACAGCGTTGTATCAGGAGATGCGGCGTATGGGGTTGCCCATACAGGAGTACACACCACACAGAGGGTCGGGAGATAAGTTAGCTCGATTAAATTCAGTTGCAGATATCGTAGCATCCGGTATGGTATGGATGCCCGTGACACGCTGGGCTGAAGAGGTCATAGAAGAGATTGCAGGGTTTCCATTTATGAGCCATGATGACCTCGTGGATAGTACTGTTATGGCACTTATGCGGTTCCGACAAGGTGGGTTTATCCGTCTACCAACGGATGAACCAGAAGAAATGCGCTACTTCAAACAGAAACGAGGTGGATATTACTAAGAGGTTAAGTTATGGAAGAGTACGGACGTGACTCACAACTTGATGTAGGTAAAGGTATCGACCTTAAAAGTCCTGAACCCTTCGTCACGTTAGCTACGAAGATTCTTAGGGACAGGGGAGAGAAAGCTATCTTTGCGGGTGTGAACCCTGTGGTACGGCGTTATCTCATTGAGGCCAGAAAAGGTAATTATCGTACCCCTGAAGAATATAATCAGGCTTTGCTTGATATGGAAGAGCATATACTTTATGAGTATTTTCCTGACGAGGCTAAGCAGAGAGCGGCAGAGGCTGCTAGAGGGGCAGAGTCGATGGAAGCAAAACAAGCAAGGGAGGTGGCATTAAGAAAGCAACAGAGCACTGTTGAAATGCCTAAAGACTACCGTGATGGCGGGCGTGTAAGACTAATTTAGGAGTATTACTAATGGCTATTGAGAAAGGGCTATACGCACTGCCTGAAGGGATGGAGGAAATGTCCGAAGCAGAGCAGGGATTAGAAATAGAGATTGTTGATCCAGAGATGGTGACGCTGGACGATGGTTCAATGGAGATCACGCTTATACCGGACGCAGGTATGGGCGATATGACCAACTTTGATGCTAATCTAGCAGAGTTTTTAGAGGATGATCAGCTATCTATCATAGCGAATGACCTTCTTGAGTCAGTTGAAGCTGACACAGATGCTCGAAAAGAGTGGGCTGAAACCTATGTAAAGGGTTTACAGGTGCTTGGGTTTAATATCGAAGAGCGGTCTGAGCCTTGGGAAGGTGCTTGTGGCGTATATTCTAACGTTTTAGCCGAAGCAGCTATCCGTTTTCAAGCGGAAGCTATGAGTGAAACTTTCCCTGCCGCCGGTCCAGTGCGAACTAAGATTATTGGAGAAGAAACCAAAGACAAAATGGACGCTGCTGACCGTGTTCGAGCAGATATGAACTACGAACTGACCGAAAAAATGGTTGAATACCGGTCAGAACACGAAAGATTACTGTATAGCCTTGGATTATCAGGGTCTGCGTTCAAAAAAGTTTACTACGATCCCAATTTAGGACGACAAGTTGCGGTATATATACCCGCTGAAGACGTTATTGTCCCTTATGGCGCGTCTAATATAGAGACTGCGGAGCGTGTAACCCATGTTATGCGTAAAACTAAGAACGAATTACGCCGATTACAGGCCAGTGGGTTCTATAAAGAGGCAAAATTAGGAGAACCACGCCCATATCACAGCGATATTGACGAAAGAAAGGCGAAAGATGATGGATTTTCGCTGACAGACGATGATCGGTACGCTATCTACGAGATTCACCTAACAACTACCATAGAAGGGATAGATGAAGAAGATGATTTGGCTAAACCCTACGTAGTTACTATTGAAAGAGGGACTAATACGGTTTTAGCCATACGTAGAAACTGGAATGAGGAAGATCCTCTTCAGTTGAAACGGCAACATTTCGTACATTACGTTTATGTGCCCGGATTTGGCTTCTATGGCCTTGGGTTGATACATATCGTAGGGGGGTACGCTAAAGCTGGCACCTCTCTTATACGTCAACTTGTAGACGCTGGCACACTAGCTAACCTTCCCGGCGGGTTAAAGTCTCGTGGACTACGTATTTCAGGAGATGACACTCCCATAGAGCCGGGAGAGTTTAAAGATGTTGATGTTCCGTCTGGTAGCATCAAAGACAACATCATGGCTTTACCCTATAAGGAGCCTAGTCAGACACTTCTATCACTTTTGGACACGATAACGAAGGAAGGTCGTAGGTTAGGCGCGATAAGCGATATGAACATATCGGATATGTCGGCTAATGCACCTGTAGGGACTACTTTAGCGTTGTTGGAGCGCACACTGAAGCCTATGGCTGCGGTGCAGTCTCGCGTTCATTATGCTATGAGGCAGGAGTTTAAGCTCCTCAAGGCTATTATGGGGGCATATGCTCCCGCTGAGTATGGGTATCAGCCTAATCGTGGAGAAGTAAGCGCAAGGCAGATGGACTATGACATGGTAGAAGTTATACCTGTCAGTGACCCGAATAGCTCTACAATGGCCCAGCGAGTAGTGCAGTATCAAGCTGTTTTACAGATGGCACAGCAAGCACCACAGATATATAACCTGCCACAGCTACACAGGCAGATGATAGAGGTGTTAGGTATAAAGAATGCTGACAAGCTTGTACCAACAGAAGATGACGCAGATCCAGCAGATCCAATAAGTGAGAATATGAACGCACTTATGGGTAAACCACTCAAAGCGTTTATGTATCAGGATCACGATGCACACATAGCGGTACATACATCTTTCATGCAAGATCCGTCTATAGCACAGTTAATAGGGCAGAATCCACAAGCACAAAGAATAATGGCTGCATTACAGGCTCATATAGCGGAACACCTAGGGTTCTCTTATCGTAAGCAAATTGAAGATAAGTTAGGTGCTGCATTGCCACCACCTAATGAGAAGTTGCCGGAAGATATAGAGGTACCGCTTTCTAGACTAGTTGCTAAAGCTGGAGTTCAGTTGTCACAGATGAATCAGCAGAAAGTTGCTCAACAGCAAGCTATGCAGAAAGCGCAAGACCCTGTTGTTCAGATACAACAGCAAGAACTAGCTATAAAGAAGGCTGAAGTAGATCGCAAAGCGGCTAAAGACGCAGCGGATATACAAATACGAACGGAAGAACAAAAGCGTAAGAAAGCTAAAGATAAAGCAGATGCAGTTCTAGACGCTACAGAATTAGAACTAGATGCTGCTAAAGCTAATGTAGATATGACTTTGGATATACAAGAGGCCCAAAGAAATATAAACAAAGAGCTAATAGATATAACCAATAAAGGGGGTGATCAAGAATAGTGGCAGATACTATATTTCAAGTACTTATTAAAAAGTTTGAAGAAGATAAGCATTCTGCTATAGAATCTCTTGCGTCTGGAGGAGCAAAAGACTTCTCTCAGTACAAAGAAACGACAGGTTACATTCGAGGTCTGGACACCTGTATACGCACTGTGAAAGACCTCTCGCGCAATTACATGGAAGATGACGATGAGTGAAGCTGAAATCTTAACCGATGAGCAGTTAGAGGAGTTGCTCCCCGTACCCGCAGGGTATCGAGTGCTTGTAGCCCTCCCGCAGATTAAGGAAACATATGACGATAGTGACCTTGTAAAGTCCTCAAGGACAATGCACGAAGAGCATGTTATGTCTATTATCGGATTGGTAATAGATATGGGGGACCAAGCGTATGCTGATAAAGAGCGTTTCCCTACAGGTGCTTGGTGCAAACAAGGCGATTACGTCATGTTTCGTGCTAATTCGGGTACAAGATTTAGGATAGGTGGTGTTGAATACCGCCTTATGAACGATGATTCTATAGAAGCTATTGTTCCTGATCCTTCCAGCATAACTAGAGCATAAGGAGTCATCATGCCATTTCAAAAAGTAGAATATGAATTTCCTAACGATGAGGACAATGAAGTTACCACGGATATCGAAATAGAACCTTCTAGTGAAATCGAGGTAGAAATACCGGGAAAAGAGAAAGTTAAAGCAGTAGAACCAGAAATAGAAATAGAACCTGAACTGGAGGTAATAGATGACACACCAGAAGGAGACAGGGGCCGTAGCCCGTCTGAACCACCTGAAGACGTTACTGATGAAGAACTTGAAAACTATTCTGAAAAAGTTCAAAAAAGAATACGACACTTTAGTAAAGGCTATCATGACGAACGCCGCGAAAAAGAAGCTGCCCAGCGTCAAAGTCAAGAACTGGAAGATCTGGCGCAAAAACTCTTAAACGAAAATAAAGAGTTAAAAACTAATTTATCTAAAAACAAAGATGTGTTAATGCGGCAAGCTAAAAAAGCCGTAGAGAACGATTTAGATAAAGCGCATAATGCGTACAAGAGCGCATATGAGGAAGGAGATCCAGATAGGTTACTCGCTGCCCAAAAAGCGTTAACCAAAGCAGAGATTGCTTCTCAACGATTAAACACATTACATAACAATGAAGCTTTACAAGCTTCTGAAAATGAAGTACAAACTAGTCCTGAGACAGTTAAAGACGCATTACCTCGAACTGCCCAAGTTCCTGTTGACCCTAGAGCTTTAGAGTGGCAGGAAAATAACAAGTGGTTTGGGAGTATGCAGCATGAACCCGAAACAGCATTTGCGTTAGGGTTACATAAACAAATTACTGAAGCGGAAGGTACTTCCGCAGATAGTAACGAATACTATGAGAAGTTAAATTCTCGTATGCAAGCAAAGTTTCCTGAGTTATTCGAGGGGACCAATGAACAGGAGGTAAAACTTCCAAAACGTAAGCCGGACAATGTGGTTGCCCCCGCTACGCGGAGCACAGCACCTAAGAAAATTAGGTTAACGCAAACACAAGTAGCTCTAGCCAAACGTTTAGGTTTGACTCCCGCACAGTACGCCGAACAGGTTGCAAAAGATATGAGGAACAGCAATGGCTGAAAACAGATTAAACCGTGAGGTAGAAACACGAGAGAAAACAACTCGGAAAAGGCATTGGCAGCGACCGGAAACACTTCCATCGCCAGAGCCTGAAGAAGGGTATGCGTTTCGTTGGATACGTGTAAGTTCTCGTGGAAATGTTGACGCTACTAATGTCTCCTCTAAATTACGAGAAGGTTGGGAACCAGTGAAAGCTGTAGATCACCCTGAAATAACTCTCGTTGACATTGAGCAAGAAAGGTTCAAGGACAACGTAGTTATTGGTGGTTTGTTGCTTTGTAAAGCTCCTGTTGAGCTAGTTGAAGAACGTAATGAGTATTACGAGACACAGACAAACTCGCAGATGCAATCAGTGGATAACAACCTTATGAGAGAAAGTGATCCTCGTATGCCTATATTTAATGATAGGAAGACGAAGGTTTCTTTCGGTAATGGAACTTAGATAAGGAGCGAATAAGCAATGGCTTATCCTACTATTGATGCCCCTTACGGGCTGGTTCCGGTAAAACTGTTAAGCGGTGTCCCTTTTGTTGGTACTACTCGGCAATACTCTATTGCTAGTGGCTATGGAACTAACATTTTCTATGGGGATGCAGTAAAACTAGTTACCGGAGGCACTGTTGAGCGTGATACGTTTGACGCTGCCATGACACCAATCGGTGTCTTTTTAGGTT